AAGTATAAATCTTAGCGTGTCCGTAAACTGTTTGACTAGACCTAAGTGCTGCGTGTGTTGTTACATCAGCATCAATAGCCGCTTGTACCATTGCTGTACTAGCCGCTTGTGTAGTATTTGTTGAAGTAGCAGCAGTAGGAACAGTTACTACTCCAGTTACAGCAAGTGTTCCACCTATAGTCGCATTACCTGCTATAGTTGCATTGTTTGCTGAAAAACTTTCACTAGAATCTCCGTTTAAATCTGCTTTAGAATTAACTGCTGTTCTAACAGTTGTAAATTCAGTATTAAAATCAGAACCAGATATTACTTTCGCTGCATCACTATCTGAAAGCGAATCTTTACCCGACCAATTGACTGCTATAGTGTAATCACTCATCGTACCTTCCCTTGTTTTGAAATTATTGCTAAATCTTGTAAAGAAGCGTTATAACCATTACTTACAATACTTAAATTTAACTTTAAATGTTTTGCACTACCAGTAAGTGCTGTTTGATACTCCTGTAAACCATATATAGGCGTATATTTTACATCACCCCACAATGAAGTTGATGCACCCCATAACGCTACAGAACCAGAAGTAGCAGGGTTTAAATTTATTTGTGTAGTAGCTGATGGGTTTATACTAAAATCTTTATACCATTGTAAACCTAAAGTTGCACCACTACCACCTTCTAAAACTAAAATCATTTTTTTAAGAATAGAAGCTGCTAAATCACCCACTCTAACCCATATACTAGATACATCAAAAGTAATAGGAGCATTACTATAACTAGCTGCTGAATTAACCCAAGCAAGATCCGTGTCAAAATAACCTTCATATCCAGCTATACCCCCATCTTTTTGTCCAACTAACAAACCACTATATAACTCTGTATATATCATTGAACTAGGCTCTCTATCAGATTCAAAAGACCATGTTGTTATGCGTGGCGTACCCTCTGGTGTAATGTGTTTAAAATCAAAAACATAAGTAATATTTTTGTCAGTAAAGGTCATTATGTATATACCTTCGTTTTCTACATACACACTTTTAACATTTGTGCTTTGACCAATATTTCTAATTATTGTGTCTTTAATATTAATTGTTAAATCTGTAAGAGGTAACTTGTCTTTTTCTGTAGTACGAGCAAGTGATCGCAATCCAGTAGCAGATAAAAATACTAGGTCATCACCAATAGCTTGTACACTATCTCTGGCTATACATCCTATACCCCTTATAACTTCGTCTAATGCTAAAGAACTTACAGTTTGTGGAGAGTTATATATAGCAATATTTTCTTTACCAAATATAACTAACTTTCCATAAAACGGTGCTAGTGCTACAACCTCATCATCCCCCCAAACTTTTTTAAGGTCTATAAACCCTGTATCACCACCTGTCCAATCATCGCCATCTAATAAATTAGAGTAATAAACAACATCTTTTGCTTCTGCTACACCACCACACCATATTCTTCCATAAAAACCCATACCGCAACTAGGGTCAAATAATGTGCTTATAGAAGCAGGATCAGTAGCATGTGCTGTCCATCTTGAACCAGAACTTAGGCTACCATCATACCTTTGTGGAACAACACCAGAATGAAAACAATGTAATCTTCCGTTAAAATTAACAAATTGCCAATTACCTGAACTACCTGATACCGTATGTTTTACATCAGCACCACTACTAGGAAAAGCAGCATTAGGTGCGGTAAAGTCAATTCTGTATATGCTTGTGCCATGACTAGCAAATATTTTATTAGCACCATTAGTTACAGATTGGTCAAAATGTTCAATCATTGAGCCAATAGCTGTACCTGTTGGAACTACTTTTTGTTTAAAACCTTTTCTAAATGAAATTCTTCCAGACTCTCTTAATACAACATTGTTTGCAGAAGTTAAATAACTCTGATCTAATGTTGCAGGATTATCTTGTGTGTTAAGTCCATTAACACCAAAATCATTTAAAGGTTGATATGCTAAAGATTTTGCCATTATCTAAAATTTAATCCTGTTGCGTATTGACTGCTATGATTTTCATTTACAAACCAATCTGATTCGTATTTAGTATTGCCACTATCTAATATAATTGCTTGTTTAAGTGCTTCATTAGCTTCTTGAGCCATTAGACTAGATTGTGTACCACCATCTTCACCTCTTTCTGCTATTGCTCTGGCCCATGCTCCTAATATAACTGGTTGAGCAGGAACTTTTAAAACTGTAGCAGCTTCTGTTAATTTATCTTGATATTTAATAATATCAAATGAAATAGTATGAGCCTCTGTAGGAACTGGTGAAAAATCTAATTTAAGGTTGTTAGAACTATCACTACCATTAAAAGCATAGTATAAAGGCTCACCAGTATCGTCTGTTGGGTACTTTACGGTGTTAATGTACTGTTTGCTTACTTGATGTAAATGAAGTCCTGTATTGTTGTTTATTGCATCCAGTATTTTTATTTCCTGGCCCGAACTTAAATTGTAATTTTTTGTACTTGCTACTGTTGTAATATCTACTGTTTCTCTAAGATTAAGCCAATCATGTCTTTCTTCGACACCTCTTTTAGCATCATTAACTAATGATCCTATAACTTTATGATAAGCAGATACAGTTGAACTATCGTTAATAGCACCTGACCAATCTGTTGCGATTGTATCTTCACGCAATCTTATTAAAACTTCATTAATTAATTCTCTATAAGTCATAACCTATCCTTTAATTATTTTTCCCCATACTGAACATTTGCCATCTACTATATCTATTACTTCAACTTGAAAATTACCGTTGTCAAAAAATGTAACTATTCCAAAAGCATGGTTCCAGTTATGTAATCTACCTCTTAACCATGTGTTGTTTTCTGCTGACATATCTTTTAAACAACCCATTGACCAAGCACTTATATTTCCATCTAATAATCTTGTTGATGAAAACCTAGAAACATCATGTGTGTGTCCGTACATAATGTTTGTTCCGTATCTTTCCAAATGTGTTTTAGCATGTGTAGTTGTTGTATATGCACCATGTACAAACGACAACTTACCAATAGTTAATACTTCATTGTATTTACGATACTCATAACCCCTATCATCCCATTTACAAGCATTTCTAAATAAATACTGATCTAGGTATGGGTTTTCTTCTACAAAGGCATCTAGCCATTCATCGTGGTTCCCGGCAAGTATATGTCTAGTATTGCATTTAATCTTGTCTAATACCCTGTCAAACCTGTCTATTTGTTTATTTACAGCTTTAACTTCTTTGTCTATCTCTGGTAATTGGTATTCTAATGGTGGTCTTTTTTGTCGTTTATATCTATGACCCGATACAGAATTCCATTCTCCAACATCGCCTAAATTAATAAATATATCTGGCTTAACAGTTTCAATAGCCTTTAGTACAACTTTGACCGCACTCTCATCATGTATTGGAAAGTGCTGGTCGGGTATAACAATCGCCCTTTTCATATTTTACCTACCTTTTGCTAATTGCGCTCCAAAGTAGAATTCGATTATCATTGTTGCCCATCCAAATATTTCATCAAACTTCAACATCCCTTCTACACTAACATATTCTATCACATCGGGTGTTATTTGAAAGCCTAAAATATCGAAACCTTCTATTACTGTAGGGATAACTGTTGGTATATCCCAAAATACAGGTGCTACTTGTGTAAATATAACTAACGCCAGTATAGTTAAAATAATAATTCTTCGATTCATAGCAGCCATAGGACTTTCCTTGTCTGCTCGATCTCTTGCCATATTAATAGAATCGTTACGAACCTGCAACGATTGTATCATTAGCTTTTGTTGTTCTTGTGCTGCTTGACTTTTTAAAGCAAACAATTTAGCCACAAAGCCTAGTGCTATTGGTGCTACATTACTTAAAAATGCTATCATGCTACTAACCTTAATACATTAAAAATTCCTACTTCAGAAGCTAAAAAATAAGCAAAGCCACCATACAAGAAATATCTAATTTGATTTAACATAGTAAATATTCTTTGTATTTTTTCATTAGTGTCATCAATCTTACTAAACAACTTAGCTATTTGTGTAGAGTGTTTGTCAAGTTGAATTTGCATACGCTTTAACTCATCCATTATTTTTTCTTAGGTGGTTTTTTCTTATATCCCATAATATCTCCTAGTTTGCTAGTGGGTTATCTAAAGATTCTTGTATACGCTTTTCCATGTCTACCTTTGTCTTTTCTACTTTAATTTCAAACCGATCTAATTTATTGTCGTAGTTTGTTAATTTTGTATCTACAGACTGTAATTTAGTGTCAACTTTAGATTCAAGATTCCATTGTGCGTTTCTTAAATCTGTCATATCTTTTTTTAATTCAATCTTAATAGTATTAGCATGTTCTTCAATTCTTATAACATCTTCTGAAGTCTTAGCCATTTGTCCAGCAATTGCATCCAAGTCCAAATTTGCGATTCCTTCAACTTTTTGATACATAAGGAACCCACCATAGAGTGTACCAACAATCGTTGAAATTAGAGCAAATGCTGCGACCAAACTAGTATATGTAAACCTTAATCCCAGAAATTTTAGTCTTTTATCAACTAAACCTTCAACTTGTGCAACTTTTTCTCCTAGATCGGCCATTAATTATTGAACACTCCATCATCTTGTAATTTTCTTAAATATTCAATTTCTGTTTTTAACCTTTCTACTTCTAACCTTCTTCTTTGTAATTCTAGTTGATATAATGTATTACAATTTATTCTTTCTTTTGGTGCATCCAAAGGTATGATAATTCTTGCATACAAACCTATATCTTTAGTTTGTGGATTTAAATCATTTTCTTTGCCAATAATAGGAACAACTGCATTATTAATTACTCCTGTCATTCCTAACTCAAAGTTAGTTGATCCACCTATACTATTAGAACAATCTAAATCTCCTGCTCTAATTTTGTCGTTACCACTTGTTGTGCCAAAACTGGGTAATGAAAAACTCATTGAACTACTATCTGCTATAACTTGTGTACTAAGAAAGGCGTAGCAACACACATACCTTAACCACTTCACTTAAACCTCGAACATATTTTAGATTCAACAATAGGTTTAAAATCGTCATTACCTCTTAACTTAGATGTAGAGCATACATATTCTGTTCGTTTAGCATCGTTTTCATTTACATAAATATCAAACTTAACACGACTTAGATACTTAACTCTTATTATTTTATACCTAGTAACAAAAGGTATAGAATTCCAGTTTTCATCAAAAACCCCAATTTGATACCATTGCACATCTGCTCTTTTATTAAAAACCTCCATAGAAGTCATTTTAGCACTTGGTATAAATGACATTTTCCACTTTGGGTAAGTGGGTGTCATTTCATGGGCAGCTACAATACTAGATAGCAATGCCCACAGTATTACTGAGCGATACATTCTGCTACTACAACTGCTGTATATGATCCACTTGGAAAAGCAGTATTATTTCCACCACCATAAGCTGCTGCTGAAGTAACTTGGAACCATGTTGTTCCTGCTACAGTTAAAGCATATTGCCTCATAGATCCTGTAGTTGTACTTGCTGCTTGGTAACCCGACATATCTGTTGATGAAGTTTGTGAAACAGTAACATCACCTGTCCAAGCAACATTATCACTAAGACTTGGACTTGAACTAAAAGAAGTAGGATAACTTATTTGTGCGTAATAAGCATTAGCTAACGATGTATCAAATCTTACTATAGGTTTTTGACCACCATCAGCAGGTGTTGTATTTAAAGTATAAGCATTAGGATTCCCATAGTAACCCACAGTATCAGTAGCAACTGTACATCTTGATTGTACTTGGCCTGTAATATTTGTATTAGCCTCTACTTCTTTAGTTGTAAACAAAGAACAACCAGCAATTCCTAATACTAAAATTGTTGTAATAAATTTATTCATTGTTATATTGACTCCTTATCATTGTATTCATTAATTTATCTTGCCCTAAACTTTTTAACGCTTTTCTGTTATCTACAACTTCACCGCCAGACAAAGAAATAGATTCACGATATATACCACCTTGTATATTAGCTACATAATAAGAATTTATATTAGTAGCTGTGTTCATAGATTTTAAAATAACTGCTTGTGAAACTGTATTGGCTATAGTTAATGCATTTTCTGTTGCAGCCATTGCTATTTCTAATCGTTCTTTATCTTCTTCGTTTTTCTCTGTTTCTTCGCTCTTTTCCTCTTTTTCGTCATATAAGTCACTATTAGTATCTTCTGTGGCTTGTACAACAAATTCATCTTCTAAAGCATCATATATTTCTATGTCAGGTATTTTTGGTATAGGTTCTACATAATTTGGACAACTAGGATCATTTTGTGGATCTCTACATAAATCCCATCTGTACATATATAAAACTGTTGCATCTTCAATACTACCTGTTCCTGTTGTTTCTATACTTCCATTACCAAATCTTTCTATTGGTGTATAAGCTAATGGAATTACTTTTTGTATTCGCATTCCATGTTTACCAGACCAATCATCTGTTTCTTGAAAAATGTAACCACCATCTACATCTTCATTTTGTATTGTAACTGTAAAGTTATCGTCTACTTCTTTTACGGCTTTATAGTTATAAAGAACACCACTTATATCCATTCCTTCTTGAGTTGTAATCCCAAGAACTTGTGTAATCATAGGCCATGTATTACCATACAAAGCTGCATTATTACTGTAACCAAATGTATAACTAAAAGAAGATAAAGGCAGCAGCAACAGTACCCATAATGCTAAGAGCCTTATCACGCTTTTCTTGTACACTAATTTCATCTATTTCCTTTGGCATTGGTATTTCATCTGTTTTAACTGCCCATGCTCTTTTAGCTTCATCACCAATTAAACCATCTATAGGGCAAGGCGTTCCAGCCGACATCATTGCAGACCATACATCTGGATCCTGGCACATTACACTAACTGCTGCTACTTTCATTCCAAACATATATAACTTTTGTGCTTTCTTTAGTCTTAAACAGTTTTCTTCTGTGTATGTCGTACCTACTGATAAACCTAAAATCTGTGTCTGTACTGAACCACTAGAACTGATCGTACATAAATCACTATTGTTTCCACTACCAAACTGAGGCGATATAGCACTAGGCGGTGGACTTTCTACTTTAGTTGTTTGGCTACCATTTGTTGTTTGGTTAATCGTAGTTTCTGT